ATCACGGTGCGGGCAGCGCCACAGGGGGCGGCATCGCGGCCCGAGGCCGGGCAGCGGCTGCGCGATGGGGCGCGGATTTTCGCGATCCTGTCGGTGACGGAAGCCGATGGCGCGGGCCGATACCTGAGCCTCTGGGCGCAAGAGGAGGTGGTGCCATGAGTTATGCGTTGGCGGCGGGATTGCAGGCGGCGGTGTATCAGCGGCTGGTGCAGGATGCGGCGCTGAGCGCGTTGGTGGGCGGTGCGATCCATGACGCGGTGCCGCCCGGACGGGTGCCGCCGCTCTATGTCACGCTCGGCCCCGAGGAGGTGCGTGCGCGTGGCGATGGCTCTGCGGGCGGGGCTTGGCATCGGTTCACCGTCACGGTGGTGAGCGAAAGCGCCGGATTTCAACAGGCCAAGGCGGTGGCGGGTGCGGTCAGTGATGCGCTGGTGAATGCTGAATTGTCGCTGACACGCGGTCGTGTGACCAGTCTCAATTTCCTGCGTGCGCGCGCCCGGCGCGAAACGGGCGGTCAGGCGCGGCGGATCGACCTGACCTTTCAGGCGCGCGTCGATGAGGACGCGTAACCTTTAATCTCTGGAGTGACGACAATGGCGGTACAGAACGGCAAGGACCTGCTGGTCAAGATTGACCTCAATGGCAGCGGCAATTTTCAGACGGTTGCGGGGCTGCGGGCCACGCGGGTCAGTTTCAACGCCGAGAGCGTGGACGTGACCAGCCTCGAGTCCGCCGGGGGCTGGCGCGAGTTGCTGGCTGGGGCGGGTGTCAAATCCGCCAGTATCAGCGGTTCGGGCATTTTTCGCGATGCGACAAGCGATGCGCGGGCGCGGCAGATCTTCTTTGACGGGGAAATGCCGGATTTTCAGGTGGTGATCCCGGATTTTGGCACCATCGAGGGGCCGTTCCAAGTGACGGCGATCGAATATGGCGGCACCCATGATGGCGAGGCGACCTATGATCTGGCACTCGCCTCGGCGGGGCAGTTGACCTTTTCGGTGCTGTGATCGTGATGGCCAACCCCTGGGCAGGCGAGGTCGCGCTGGTGATCGGTGGTGAGCGGCAGGTGATGCGGCTGACGCTGGGGGCTTTGGCCGAGTTGGAGGCGGGGTTGAAGAGCGGCTCGCTGGTTGATCTGGTGATGCGGTTCGAGGGCGGCGCGTTTTCCACCCGCGATGTGCTGGCGTTGATCGTGGCGGGGCTGCGCGGCGGGGGCTGGCGCGGAACGGCGGCGGATTTGCTGAGCGCCGAGATCGAGGGCGGGCCGCTGGCAGCGGCGCGCGCCGCGGCGGCGCTCTTGGCGCGGGCCTTTGCCTTGCCTGAGGTGGGCGGGTGAGCGAGCGGTTTGATTGGCCCGCGTTGATGCGCGCGGGGATGCAGGGACTTGGACTCAAACCGGCGGAGTTTTGGGCGCTGACCCCGATGGAATTGCGCCTGATGCTGGGTGAGCGGCAGGGCGTTCAGCCGTTGGCGCGCGACGGGCTTGAGGCGCTGTTGCGCGCCTTTCCCGACACAGAAGGAGAGATGAGAGATGGATGAGCTGGAGCGGGTGGATGAGCTTGAGGCGCAGATTGAAGCGCTGGATGACGCGATGGGGCAGGCGACGGGGATGGCGGCGGCCTTTGGCGCGGAACTGGCGCGGGTAAAGGGCGGCTTTGCCAGCGCGGGACAGGATGTGCAATCGCTGGAGCGGGGGCTGAGCCGGGGATTGCGCGGGGCCATACGCGGCGCGGTGGTTGATGGCGATAGCCTGTCCGACAGTTTGCGGCGGTTGGCCTTGAGCATGGTCAATACCGCCTTCAACGATGCGACACGTCCGGTGACAGATCAACTGGGTGGGCTGATTTCGCAGGGCATCGGCAGCCTGGTGGGCGGGCTTTTCCCCTTTGCCAAAGGCGCGTCGTTTTCGCAGGGCCGGGTGCAGCCCTTTGCCAGTGGTGGCGTCGTGACTGGTCCGGTCACGTTTCCGATGCGGGGCGGCACCGGGTTGATGGGCGAGGCGGGGCCGGAGGCGATCATGCCGCTGAGCCGTGGTCCCGATGGGCGTTTGGGCGTGCGCGCACAGGGCGGTGGGGGCGTCAGCGTGGTGATGAATATCCAGACGCCCGATGCCGAGGGGTTCCGCCGCTCTCAGGGGCAGATCGCGGCGCAGCTGGGTCGCGTGATCGGGCGCGGCGGGCGCAATCGTTGATAAGGAGCGGGACATGGGATTTCACGAGGTCAGATTTCCGGCGAGCCTGAGTTTCGGCTCGCTTGGCGGGCCGGAGCGGTTGACGGATATCGTCACGCTCGCCAATGGGTTTGAAGAGCGCAACACGCCTTGGGCGCAGGCGCGCAGGCGGTATGACGCGGGCGTGGCGCTTCGGTCGCTCGACGATATCGAGGCGCTGATCGCGTTTTTCGAGGCGCGGCGTGGGCAACTATTCGGGTTTCGCTGGAAGGACTGGACCGATTTCAAATCGGGCCGGGCCAAGGCCGCGCCAGATTACCGGGATCAGGAGATCGGGGTGGGGGATGACGCGACGGTCGCCTTTCAACTGCTGAAAACCTATCGGTCTGGCGATGAGGTTGCGCTGCGGCCCATCGTGAAGCCGGTCAAGGGCACGGTGCGCATGGGCCTTGATAATGTCGAGATGCAAGAGGGCGTACATTACGAGGTCGATAGTTTCACTGGCATCGTCACGTTTTCTGAGCCGCCCAATCGCGGCGTGCCGGTCACGGCGGGCTATGAATTTGACGTGCCGGTGCGGTTTGATACGGATCGCATTCAAACCAGCCTTGCCAGTTTTCAAGCAGGCGAGGTGCCGAATGTGCCAGTCGTGGAGATCCGGGTATGAGCGGGCTTTTGGAGCATCTCAAAACCGGTGTCACCACGACCTGCCGGTGTTGGGCGCTGACGCGGCGCGACGGGGTGGTGATGGGGTTTACCGATCACGACCGGCTGTTGACCTTTGAGGGCGTGGCGTTTCGCCCGGATACCGGGCTGAGTGCGCTGGCGGTGCAGCAGACAACGGGGCTGTCGGTGGACAATACCGAAGCCTTGGGTGCGCTGAACGATGCGGCCATTCGCGAGGCGGATATCGAGGCCGGGCGCTATGATGGGGCGGAGTTGCGGGCTTGGCTGGTGAATTGGCAGGACGTGGCAGCGCGCCGCCTGATCTTTCGCGGCACGATGGGCGAGTTGCGTCGCGCCGGCGGGGCGTTTGAGGCCGAGTTGCGCGGGCTGACCGATGCGCTCAACGTACCGTTGGGGCGGGTCTATCAAAAGGCGTGCAGCGCCATTCTGGGGGATCGCGATTGCAGCTTTGATCTGGATACGCCGGGGTATGTTGCGGAGCCTCCCGCCGAGAAGGTGGAGGAAAACCGCGTGTTTCGCTTTGCCGAGATGGGCGGGTTTGCCGAGGACTGGTTTCGGCATGGGGTGATCCGGGTTTTGAGCGGAGCGGCGGCGGGACTGATCGGATTGATCAAGCGCGACCGCAGTGAGGGCGCGGGGCGGGTGATCGAGCTGTGGCATCCCTTGGGGGCTGCGGTCACGCCGGGCGATGCGCTGCGGATCGAGGCAGGGTGCGACAAGCGCATGACGACCTGTCAGTTCAAGTTTGACAACCTGCTGAATTATCAGGGGTTTCCGGATATTCCCGGCGATGACTGGACGATCACGGATCCCACCAAGTCCCCGCGTCTGGATGGCGGGAGCCGCAGATGAGCGAGCAGGGGGCGCGGATTGTTGCGGCCGCGCGCGGCTGGATCGGCACGCCGTATCGGCATCAGGCGGCCTGTCGTGGAGCGGGCTGCGATTGTCTGGGTTTGGTGCGGGGGCTGTGGCGCGAGATCAAGGGTGCTGAGCCGGAACGCCCGCCCGCCTATTCGATGGATTGGTCTGAACCGGCGCGGCAAGAGGCGCTGTGGCAGGCCGCGGCGCGGCACTTTCTGGCTAAGGATTTGGCCCAAGAGGCGGTCGGCGATGTGATCCTCTTTCGCATGCGCGAAGGGTCGGTTGCCAAGCATCTGGGCGTGGTCGCGGAACTGGGCGCGCACGCAAGTTTCATTCACGCCTATTCGGGGCATGGCGTGGTCGAAACCGCGCTCAGCGCGCCCTGGCGGCGGCGCATCGTGGCGCGATTTGCATTTCCCGAGGAGGGCTGAGCCATGGCAACCATTCTGTTATCCGCCGCAGGGGCCGCGATTGGCGGGGCGGTGGGGGGCACAGCGCTTGGCCTCTCGTCGGTGGCGATCGGGCGCTTTGCCGGGGCGGTCATTGGCCGCTCGATTGATCAGCGGTTGCTGGGACAGGGATCGGAGGTGGTCGAGACGGGGCGCGTGAACCGTCTGCGCCTGACGGGCGCGGGCGAGGGCGATGCAATTCCGCAGGTTTACGGGCGTATGCGCGTGGGCGGGCAGGTGATCTGGGCCACCGAGTTTCGCGAGACTGTGACCGTGACGCAGGGTAACGGAGGCGGTAAGGGCACGCCGCGCGCCGCCACGCCTGACACGCGGGCGATCAGCTATTCGGTGAGCCTTGCGCTGGCGCTCTGCGAGGGCGAGATCACCCGCGTGGCGCGCGTCTGGGCGGACGGGACTGAGGTCGCCCCCGCAAGCCTCAACATGCAGGTCTACAAGGGCACGCGCGGTCAATTGCCCGATCCCCGGATCGAGGCGGTGGAGGGGGCAGGCACCGTGCCTGCCTATCGCGGCACCGCCTATGTGGTGATCGAGGATCTGGACATAAGCCAATTCGGCAATCGCGTGCCGCAGTTCAGTTTCGAGGTGTGTCGTCCGTCGCAGGTGGGCAGCCCGGGCGCTGATCTTGATCCGGTGCGGGCGGTGCGGGGTGTGGCGATGCTGCCCGGCACGGGCGAATATGCGCTGGCCACGACGCCGGTCACGATGAATTTTGGCCTGGGCGCAAACGGGATTGCCAATATCAACAGCCCCTCCGGGCGCGCCGATATGACCACGTCCTTGGAGGCGTTGGTTGAGGAACTGCCGGGCTGTCGGGCCACCTCGTTGATCGTGAGCTGGTTCGGGGACGATCTGCGCTGTGGGGTTTGCCAGATCAGGCCACGGGTGGAGCAAAAGCAATTCGAGGCGTCGAACATGCCGTGGCAGGTCGCGAGCCTGAGCCGTGCGCAGGCGGGCGAGGTGCCAAAGGATGCGCAGGGCCGCGAGGTCTATGGTGGCACGCCGACCGATCAGGCGGTGATCGAGGCCATTTTGGCGCTGCAACAAGCGGGGCAAGAGGTGCTCTATTACCCCTTCATCCTGATGGAGCAGATGCCGGGCAACGGCCTGCCCGATCCATGGAGCGAGGCCGAGGATCAGGCGGTTTTGCCGTGGCGTGGGCGTATCACGACCTCCAAGGCGCCGGGGCAGGCAGGCAGCCCCGATGGCATGCCAGAGGCCGAAGCGGAGGTGGTGGCATTTTTCGGCACGGCGCGGGCGGCGGATTTCACCGTGACACCGATTGCGGCGCAGGTGGAGGAAGACCCCGGCACTGGTGCGGTGGATATCCTGAGCTTTGGTGGCGCGGTGAAGCGCAGCCCGGTGACCTATCACGGGCCGGATGAGTGGTCCTATCGCCGCTTTATCCTGCATCAAGCGGCGCTCTGTGCCGCTGTGGGCGGGGTCGAAAGCTTTTGCATCGGGTCGGAAATGCGCAGCCTCACGCAGATCCGGGGGGCGGATCACAGCTTTCCGGCGGTGGCGCAGTTGATTGCCTTGGCGGCGGAGGTGCGGGCCTTGCTGGGGCCGGAGGTCAAGATCAGCTATGCTGCGGATTGGTCGGAATATTTTGGCTATCAGCCGGGCGACGGCGACCGGTTCTTTCACCTCGATCCTCTGTGGGCGGATGCCAATATCGACTTTGTCGGTATCGACAACTACATGCCGCTCAGCGATTGGCGCGAGGGGGATGAGCACCTTGACGCGCGCGACTGGCCGTCGATCTATGGTCTGGACTATCTGCAGGCCAACATCGAGGGGGGTGAGGGCTATGACTGGTTTTACCCCACGTCAGAGGCGCGCGCGGCGCAACGCCGGGTGCCGATCACCGATGACGCGTTCGGTGAGCCGTGGATCTGGCGGTTCAAGGATCTGCGGGGCTGGTGGGAAAACCGGCATTTCGAGCGGGTGGGAGGCCTGCGCGCGCCGGAGCCAACCGCATGGGTGCCGCAATCGAAGCCGATCCGGTTTACCGAATATGGCTGTGCGGCGGTGGACAAGGGCACCAATCAGCCCAACAAGTTCCTTGATCCTAAATCATCGGAGTCAAGCCTGCCGCGCCAGTCCACGGGGCAGCGCGATGAGCTGATCCAGTTGCAATATCTGCGGGCCATGGCGGGCTATTGGAGCGATCCTGTCCACAATCCTCTCTCGGAGGAGTTCGACGGACGGATGCTTGATATGGATCACGCCTATGTCTGGGCTTGGGATGCGCGGCCTTATCCCTATTTTCCCGGCAATCTCGACCTCTGGTCGGATGGTGCGAATTATGCGCGGGGGCATTGGATCAATGGCCGTGTGAGCGGGTGGCGGCTGGCGGATGTGATTGGCGAAGTGGCGGCGCGCGCCGGTGTGCGTGACCTTGAGACAAGCCGCGCCGAGGGGTTCTTGCGGGGCTATCTTGTGGATCAGGTCAGCGAGGCGCGCGCCACGTTGCAGCCTTTGATGCTGGCCTATGGTCTCGATGCGATCGAGCGGGATGGAGTGCTGCAATTTCGGGCTCGTAACGGACGGGTGGACCATAGGATTGATCTTGATCTGGTGGTGCGTGATCCGGAATTGGGCGGCATCATAGAGGAATTGCGTGGCAATGATCTGGAACTGGCGGGCCGGGTGCGGCTGCGGTTTCTGGAGGCGGATGCCGATTATGAGGCAATTTCCGAAGAGGCAATCTTGCCTGATGAGGCCACACATGCGGTGGCGGCCTCGGAGATGCCGCTGGCATTGACGCGGGCCGAGGGACGGCAGGTGGTGGAGCGGTGGCTCTCAGAGGCGCTGGTGTCGATTGATACGCTGCGCCTGACCCTGCCGCCTTCGCAATTGGCCGCCGGGGTGGGCGATGTGATTATGCTGCCCAAGGGCGCGGGCGGTGCGCGGTTTCGCATCGACCGGGTAGAGCAGATGGGCAATGCGCAGCGCGTCGATGCGGTGCGGATCGACCCCGAGAGCTATCGGCCCATTCTGATCGAGGACAATCCGGCGCGGCTGCGCCCGTTTGTGGCACCGGGGCCGGTGACGCCGCTTTTCCTCGATCTGCCGCTCTTGACCGGCGAGGAGGTGCCGCATGCGCCGCATATCGCAATGCTGGGCAATCCATGGCCCGGAACGGCGGCGGTCTATTCCTCCGCTGAGGATGCCAATTACCGGCTCAACGCATTGATTGCCGCGCGCAGCACGGTGGGGGTGACGCAAATACCGCTCTTGCCCGCGCCCATGGGGCGGATCGACCGGGGCGATGGGCTATTCGTGCGGATGCGGTTTGGGACGCTGGAGAGCGTGGGCGATGCGGCGCTGCTGAATGGCGGCAATCTCTGCGCCATTGGCGATGGCACGCCGGGGGGATGGGAAGTTTTGCAGTTCCGCGATGCCGAATTGGTGGCGCCCGAGACCTATATTCTGCGCCACCGGCTGCGGGGGCAGTTGGGCACGGAAAGGGCGGGCGATGGCGTCTGGCCTGCGGGGTCTTTTTTTGTTCGGCTCAACGGTGTGCCGCAGCAGATCGAGTTGACCGAGTCGCAGCGCGGACAGGCGCTGCATTACCGGATCGGGCCGGGCGGACGGCCGGTGGATGATCCGAGTTTTGCACATGCTGTGATTGCCTTTGACGGGGTGGGTCTGCGCCCCTATGCGCCGGTGCATCTGCGGGTTGTCGAGGCGGGGGGGGATTTGGCCGTGACCTGGATCAGGCGGACGCGGATCGGCGGAGATCGTTGGGATACGCCTGATGTGCCGCTTGGCGAGGAGAGCGAGCGCTATCTCTTGCGGGTGACGCGGGGGGCGCAGGTCTTGCGCGAGGTCATTCTTGATCGTCCCGACTGGATCTATCCGGCAGCGGCGCGCGAGGCCGACGGGCCGGACGCGGGCAAGCAGATCGACGTGGCGCAGATGTCGGCAAGTTTCGGGATTGGCACATTCGCAACCCGCGATCTCTGAGGCGCGCGCGGCCCAGTTGAGTATTTAGAGCACGGTGAAGCAGGGGCGGGCAGTGATCCCGCCCCGTTACCATCAGCTAGAAGTTTGCGGCACGCAGCTATTGGTCGCCGCGTCCCATGCGGTGCCTGCAACGCAGGAAATCGCCTGTTTCTGTTTGTCGTAGTCACAGCCCCCGGTGGCCAAGGCGAGGCTGGGTGTGACGACAAGCGCAAGGGCGGCCAATCCGAATTTCAACTTCATCATATGTCTCCCTGTTGGACAGGCGATAAGGCTATCATGATTCCCCGAAAACCCGGGCAAAAATCGTATTCACATGCTTGGTGTGATAGCCCAAGTCGAATTTTTCATCAATTTCCGCCGGGCTGAGGGCGGCTGTGACCTCTGCATCATTCAGCAACTCGGTTTTGAAATCGCAGCCGGTTTCCCAGACCTTGAGCGCGTTGCGTTGCACGAGGCGATAGGCATCCTCGCGGCTCACGCCGGCTTGGGTCAGGGCGAGGAGGACGCGCTGCGACATCACGAGGCCGGGAAACTTGTTCATATTGGCCATCATGTTCTCAGGGTAGACCAAGAGTTTGTCGATCACATTGGTCAGCCGCGCGAGGGCGAAATCAAGGGTGATGGTGGCATCCGGACCGATCATGCGCTCGACAGAGCTGTGCGAGATGTCGCGCTCGTGCCAGAGGGCCACGTTTTCCATGGCGGGCACAACCGTCATGCGCACAAGACGGGCAAGGCCGGTGAGGTTCTCGGTCAGCACCGGGTTTTTCTTGTGCGGCATGGCGGACGAGCCTTTTTGCCCCATCGAGAAAAACTCGGCGGCTTCCAGCACTTCGGTGCGTTGCATGTGGCGGATTTCGATGGCGACATTTTCGATGCTGCTGGCGACGACGCCAAGTGCTGCAAAGAACGCCGCGTGGCGGTCGCGCGGGATCACTTGGGTGCTGATCGGCTCGGGTGTCAGGCCAAGCTGGGCGCAGACATGCTCCTCGACGCGTGGATCGACATTGGCAAATGTGCCGACGGCACCGGAAATCGCACCTGTCGCGATCTCTTCTCGGGCGGTGTGCAGGCGGCGCAGGTTGCGCTGCATCTCGGCATAGAAGCGGGCAAAGGTCAGGCCCATGGTGGTGGGCTCTGCGTGGATGCCATGGCTGCGCCCGATGCGCAGCGTGTCCTTATGCTCATAGGCGCGGCGCTTGAGCGCGGTCAACAGCCCCTCCATATCCGCGATCAGGAGATCGGCAGCGCGGGTGAGTTGGACATTGAAACAGGTGTCGAGCACATCCGAAGATGTCATGCCCTGATGCACGAAGCGGGCCTCGTCAGAGCCTACATGCTCGGCCAAATGGGTGAGAAAGGCGATGACGTCATGCTTGGTCTCGGCCTCGATCTCGTCGATGCGGGCGACGTTGAACTCCACCTCCCTGGCTTTCCAGACCGCCTGCGCATTCGCGCGCGGGATCACACCCAGATCGGCCATGGCGTCGCAGGCATGCGCCTCAATTTCGAACCAGATGCGGAATTTGGTGGCGGGTTCCCAGATGGCGACCATGTCGGGGCGGGAATAGCGGGGAATCATGCGGCGATCCTTGATCTGTCGGAAATGAGGGTTCGTCGCGCTTGTAATGCGTGCAGAGGAGGGCGGCAACCCGCGCCGCTCTGTCGTGACTGGATCAGGCCGCGAGCAACAGGATAGGCAAAAAGGCAAGCGCCAATGCGCCAAAGCCGAAGTCACCGCCGCCGCCGCTGTCATCGTCGGAAATGGCTGCTTGTTCTGGTCCTTCGCTCTGGTCTTCGGTTGCGGGCAAAGTGGGGATCAAGCTGTCATCGGCATCCGGCGACGTGCCATTGGCCTGCACGACATCCGAGGGGTTGAGGGTATTTTCAGGCGTCTCCGCGTCCATGAAATCGGGGATTTCTGTGGCGTCTTGGGTCAGGTTGGCGAATTCTGCCGTAAAGGTCGGATTGTGCATCTCGATCATCAGAATTTCATAGGGCGCGAGATCGGCGATGAGGATACCATCCTCGATCAAGTCGTTCGGGTTCTCTTCGGTCACGACCGGCTCTGCGGTTGACAGGCTGGGGTTCTCGCCGTCGGCCACGCCCAGGCGCGTGATGGAAACATCTCCCAGATCCCGGAGGATATTCATGAAATCCACAACTTCCTGGCTCGATTCATCGCTGGTGGAGGCAATGAAGGTCACCATCCGGTCCGGCGAAAAGAAAACGTGCACATCAGCGGTTTCGCCGGAGACCTCTGTCTCGCGGCCCACGCTCTCGGCCAGCGCAAGCGGGCGGGTGCCGGGCAGTGTCTCTTGCATCATGCGGAACATTTCGCCGGGAACGCGGATATCGCCTTCGCCCTCACCATCGGCCAAGCCGGTGCGACTGTTCATCTGCAGTGGCCAGACATGGGCGGCGTCCACGCCCCCCCAAGAGAACGCTTCGAGGACGTTCAGCATCTCATGCGCTTGTTTCAGCCCGAAATCCGACTCTTCATCCTCGGAGACACTTCGTTTCAGGTTCCATTCCGTCGCGTAGATATCAAGGTCCGGCATTTCTTCGAGCCAAGTGTCCTGAATTTGCGAAAGTTCGAAATAGCGGCTGCCCGGCGTGTCGATCCCTTTGGAGTAAATATGCCCGACCACACCGTCGATTGCCTCGTGCTCGGTGGTCGTGTCGAATTCGCTCATGATGATCGCATTGGCAACTTTGGTCCAAGCGACGTTGCCGGACGAATAGATATACTCTTCGGCGGAAAGGTTCAGGCCGTGGATTTCGTTCAGCGACGCCAATTGCTCTTCGGGTGTGCCAGAAAAAGTCCGTGAGAGACTGTCAGCTCCGTAGTTCATGCCCATCTGAATGAGAACGTCGGTTTCGGAGAATCGTTCCGCTTCGGGATGGCTGGTCATCTCGTCCTTGACGATGACGGCCATATCGGCGGCAAGACGCCCGTACTCAAAGGTATTCATGCCGCCGCTGCCCCAGTATTCGTTGCCGAGCTCGATGGCTTGAATGTCAGGCGAGCCATAACGTCCGTCGAATACGTCCCGCAGAAACCCGCGCAATGCCTGCTCGTCGATTTCGGGCAGGCGATTGCCTTGGGCATCCACCTCGTCGCTCAACAAGCTACGGGTTGGCAGAACGATGGTCACCGAAATCCCTTCATCCTCGGCAAAGCCAAGGGCATCGCTTATCGCCAGAAATGGTTTCTCTTCGCCGGTCAGGTTGTCGATGGCAAAGTCTCTGTCGGGATTGTTGATGTCGAAGTAATATTCCGTGAGGCTGCCACCCGGATAACGCAGATGTTCGACGCCAAGCGTGCGGACCACATCGTCAAATGTGCCCTCTGAGCCGACCCGGTCCTTGATGCCCAGAATGTTCGCACCGAAATGCGCCTGCGAAAAGGCCGTGTCGGATAAGGACCCTGCTGAAAGTGTAAATGGCAT